AGATGCTGCTTGTTCTAATTGTTGTAAATTTGTATTTGTAATAGTACCCCAGGTTCCTGATTTTTCACCTGTTGTCATTAATTCTAATTTTAGATCACTTGAATATGTACTTGCCATTTTTCTCCTACGGATTGTCTGGATCTATTGGGATCCATATTTGTGATGCCCCTGGGGGAATCCTTGTCCATGTTATCACATTTACAGTGTCTGTTGCAAGTGTAAATCCTTTGCCTATAACAGGAACAGTAGTAACTAAACCAACATTAGTATTGCCAATTGAAAGGTTTATACGATTTCCAGTAGGTTGAACAGTTATATTTACTACTCCTACTCCTGCAAAAGGTGCTGCTGAAAATGAAGTTGCTCCAAAAAACATTACGATCCTCTATTAGTTTGAATAGGTACCCATACTTGACTTGCGCCTGGTAATACACCATCCCATTGTTTAATATTAATACCTGTTGGTACAGCTATTTCAAGTCCTTGACCTGTAACTAATGCTGTAGCATTTGCTTTAATTGTAACTGTGCCAGTTGATAAATTTTGTCTATTTGTTGTAACGATTGCTGTAGCATTAGCTTTAGTTGTTATGTTGCCAACAGCAATTTCAACTCTATTACCTATTACGCTTACATTAGCTTTTGCAACAATAGTAACTTCACCTGTATCTAAATTAACTCTTGATCCCGTAGGTAAAACATTTGCTGCAGCTGTAGTTGTTACCGTTCCTGTATTTACATTAACTCCTGATCCAGTGACACTGTATTTAAATGCAAAAGTAACTACACCAGAATCTACAGTTATTCCTGATCCCGTAGGCAATACGTTTGCTTTACCAATCGTTGTAACATCACCTGTCGTTAAATTAAATCTATTGCCTGATACACCAACTACATCAGCTACATTAACAGCACCTGTTGCAAGGTTGAATCTATTACCTGTAACTGCAAAGTTAGCATCACCAATGACAGAAACTATTCCAGTAGATAAACTAAATGCTTGACCTGTTGGTGATACGGTTTGATCAATTCTAGTTACAACATTACCTATTGTAAAGTTAAGTCTATTACCTGTAGGTAATACTAGTGCCTTACCAACTGTTGTAACCGTGTTGTTAGATTGATTAATCTGGGACCCTAGAACATTAACGAATGCATTAGGATTGAAACCTACGTCAGAGAAGGCCGCTGATGAATATGGTGTAGCGCCAAAATACATGGGCGATTACCTCGCCGTAGCTGGAATATTATTAGTTCCTACTAATGGTTCTTCTGCAAATGCCATATAGATGTAACTTGCACTACTTGTATTTAGTGAACCAGTAGCACTTCTAATTTTAAATCCATTTGAAAGAAAATCTGTTAAATAATCACCAGACTCTGCATCAGCAGTATTTGGAAATAAAGCTAATTTATGTGGATTAGGTGCAGTATCTCTTTTATTATCTAATAAAATCCAATTATCTGTGGCACTTGTTTTTTTTACCAAGACCCAAGCTGGTTTCATTCCAGTATAGCAAAAAACACCATCTGTGCTTCCGTTTCCAGTATAGCTACCAAATTTTGAGAATGATTTTTTTTCTGCGAAGCAGTAAGCAATCATTCCAGCAGTTGAATTAGTTCCAAGATAAGAAGTTGGTAAAACAATATTTGTTGAATTTGGATTACATATTCCTGTTGCTGATGTAGAAGCATCAGTTGCATTTAAAGTTAAAAAATTATTTGAACCTAAAACTTCGTGATAAACAATCCAACCCCCAGTATCTAATTGTTTAAAAATTATTACTTTAGGAGTTGCGTTTAATCCGTGACCTATTGTAACATTAGATTGACCACTACCTGTTCCTGTCCATTTAACAACACTAAATCCTGATGTAGTGTTAGCTGAAACAGTAGATGTAATAGAACCATCTGTGTTTGATGAGCCTGATGTATTATCGGCTAACCAATTCCAAGAAGCATAAGTTCCGCCACTTGCATTAACTTTTAATGCTGTTCCTAAAGTAAATCCATCACTATCAAAACTTTTTAGTTCTTGTGCATCTGTTACTTCTGCGTCTGTTGAATCTGTTTCAATATATTTAGTAGCACCTCTTACAGAGTCAAACAATCTATGACCATTTAGCTCTCTTCTTTTTATCCAAGTAAGATCAGGCTGAAAACCAACTCCTGTTATTGCATTCTCTGCACCTGTACCTGTATAAAGTTTAGTATTAAAATATTCGCTAGGTTTATTTATCTGTGCCATTAGTCATACTCCTGTTCGTTAATGTTCTTCGTACATAAAGCATAGTAACCGCTTGGTACTGTGTATTCGAAAATTCCTAAACCGCTTTCATCTGATGTTGCTGATGATACAGCAGTTGTGCCAAAGTATCCATTGCCGAAGTTAAAATCTATACTTGAATTGTCTTGAGAAACTGCTGGAACAAAATAATCATTCATAGTTATTGATGAAAACATAGCATTAGTAGTAGTTCCATTTTCTATTTCACTTTGAGTTGCACTATTAAACCAAGTTCCATTTTTACCAACCCAAATAGAGCCATTATCAGCATCAAAAGCAATCATAAGAATATCGTTTGTTGATGAAGCAACTCCATATCCTGTAAATACATTGTTATTTACTTTTCTTGCGTTTTCTGAATCAAAAGCATAAGAACCAGCTGTCGTACCTATATAACTTAAAACCTCTTGTGGTTTTGAAATTCCAATACTGTGTTTCATATCTGTTCCATAAACTTTAGCTTCCCAATACCATTTTCCACTATTCATACCTAGTGTTGCAAATGATGGTACAAAAGCTAAAGTAGTAGTACTTAAAGTATTATTACCATTACTAAAAGTATTAGCATTACTATTTGGTCTTGATAGAGGATTCATAGTACAAAAAACATTAGACGGAGTATCAACTGTCTGTGTAATTGTTCCTGATGTTGAAAAATTATTTCCATTACCACTACTGTCTAATCCAATATTACCTGAATTTTCATATTTAAGATGAACTCCAGCATTTCCAAAAGATGCTATAGTTGGTTCGGTTTTAGGTTTCCATATTCCTGTTGTTGCATCTGTTTCGCCAAATTCAGTATATGCAATTATCGAACCATCAATGTAATAAGTATCAGCTAAATAACCATTTAACCAAGTAGCATAAGCTTCACCTACAGTTCCAAGATTTAATCTTGTACCACTACCATCAAAAACATTTATGTTATTATTTTGAGGAAAAGTCCAAGTATAAGTAGAAAAAGTTTGTGCAACTCCATTAACCCAAAGTTTATATCTATCTGATGAACTTGCAAGAGTATTATCACTTTGTATGACTATGTGATACCAAGCTGAAAAATCTCTAAATAAAGCATTAGTTATAATATTAATTTTTACAACTCCGCCTTCCATACTATAACATCTTAAAGTACCACTAGTATCTAGAAATATGTGATGTCGTTCAGTACTTGATTTATACCATTCAACAATTCCACGTTCTGTGTCTGCTTCACATATTTTGAACCAAGTAGAAAATGTAAATTTCTTTTCGCTAGTTGGTACTGGTGAGTTTCTAAGTAAATATGATGCCATTATTGCTCCTAATTAAATTGTGCCGCATTGTTAAGTCCAACCGTTACAGTTATTGAGAAAGCTCTGTCAGCAGTTTGCGATTCAGCATCTGTTGCTCTTATCGTAAAGTTATAAGTCGTCTCTGCTGTAGCTCCACTCTCTGTGCCTGTAATCGCACCTGTAGAACTATTTAAACTAGCTCCGCCTGGTAAACTTCCTGACACAACAGAATAACTAACAGTACTATCAGACGTAGCTTGAACTGTAAAGCTGATAGCACCTCCCGCTGCAACTGAACCTAATGATCCTGCAGCCGTAACCCATGTTGGTGCATCAGATACTGTAAGTAAAGCTGTTGCTGATCTACCTGCAAGTCCATCTGGATTCTCAACTCTAATGTAATAAGTACCATCAGTTGTTAAAGTAAAATTAGTTGCAAGTGTCGTAGAGTTAGTAAAAGAAACCGTGTCAGCAGTATAAATAGCTCCTGTTGAAGATATGGCATTAACCGTTGCGCCATTAACAAAATTAGTTCCTGTAATCGTTACAGCTGTTTGAGTATTTTCAATGGTACTTGGTGAGATAGAAGATACCGTTGGTAAAGTAATAGCTGTTACCGATTCACCATTAACCGTTAAAGCTGGTACTGATAAAGTTGCACCAGATGCAACTGCTACGGTTTGGCCCGATTGACCTACCGTTACTGTGCCTGATGATTCTTGGATAATATCATTACCGTCTATATCCTGAATTGTGTCTACTTTTAAAATACCTGTCATTATGATACCGTTAATAGTGTTGTTGCGGACCTGCCTGCAAATCCCGTATTATTTTCTACTCTAATATAATAACTACCTGCAATCAATGTAAAATTGCATGTCAAAGAACTACCACTGTTATAGCTTACTGTATCTGCAGGTGTAATAGCACCTGTAGTAGATATAGCTTCTACAACTGGAGTTGCTATAAAATTAGATCCTGTAACCGTAATAGTTGTTTGCACAGAAGCAGAAGCCGTAGTTGGTGAAATACTAGATACGCTTGGAAAAACCCTACCTGTAACCGATTGACCATTGACCAATAAAGTACTAGCCGTCATCGTAGCACCTGCTGGTATGGTTACTGTATTTCCTGAAGTTCCTATTGTGATTGTGCCAGCAGATTCGTTGATAATGTTGCTTCCACTAGAATTCTGGAAAGTATCATTTTTTAAGATACTTGCCATGTTTACCTCGCAGTGGCTGGATTGCCAAGTGAGTTAACTAATGGATTTTCTGCAAATGCCATATAGATATAAGTTCCGCCACTTGCATTAGTGCTTCCTGCTGTAATTCTATGTTTAAATCCATTTGATAATAAATCCATATGGTAATTACTTTTTTCAGCACTATTTAAATCTGCTTCTAAAATTATATCAGCAGAATTATAATCTGGTCTTTTATTATCGTGTATTAACCAACTATATCCAGCACTATCAGTTCTTTTATGTATTACAAAAGCTGGTTTAAATCCTGTATAAACAAATGTTCCATCTGTGCTTCCATTACCAATATAGCTACCAAATTTTGAGAAACCTTTTTTTGGTGCAAAAACGTAAGCTATATAATTTGCATTATTAAAATCTGAACCAACAGTAAAAACACTTGATGTTGGAGAAGTAGAATTCCATTGATTTGAACTTGTCGTTTCAGCACTAGTTAAATTAAGATTGACATATTTATTATTGCCTAATGTTTTGTGATAAACAAACCAATTAGTTGCATCATCTGTATTTTTAACAATAATCATTTCAGGTACAGCATTTAATCCGTGACCAACAGTGGTATCAACACCTACCCATTTAACAACACTAAAACCTGAAGTTTGATTTGCTGAAACTGTTGATGTTGTACTTCCATCTGTGTTTGATACTCCTGAACCACCAGCTAACCAGTTCCAACCAACATAACTTTCTAAGTTATCATTAAATTCACCACTACTTCCCACACTATATCCATCACTATCAAAAGAAGTTAATCCGCCTGATTGAGTAGTTTCTGCATTAGTTAAAGATGAGAATAGTGTTTTAGTTGTTCCTCTTACAACATCTGTTAGAGCGTGTTCATTAGCACCTGTTCTTCTTTTATTCCAAACTAAATCAGGCTGAAATCCTACTCCTGTTATAGATTGAGTTGAACCATTACCTGTATAAAGTTTAGTATTAAAATAATCTTTTGGGTCGAAATTTATATAAGCCATAATTTATCCGTAAGTTTCTATGTTTTTAGTACATAATGCATAATAGCCTGTTGGTACAGAATATTCAAATTTTCCGTAACCAGCACCATCAGCATTGGGTGTTGATACTGCTGTAGTTCCAAAATATCCGTTGCCGAAGTTAACTGATTGAGAAGCTGATTCAGGACCAAAAGCAAAAAATGTTGCATCTGTAAAAGTTATTCCACTAAAAATAGGATTAGTGCCATTAGATGGGTCACCGCTATTTTCCCAAGTTCCATTTTTTCCAAACCATATTTTTCCATTATCATAATCCAAAGCAATTTGAAGTATATCCCCAGCAGTATATGTATTTCCTGTTGTTAACTCAACATTTGCACCATATCTAAACGACCCATATAACCCATACCAACCCCAATTTTTTCCATAGCCACCAATAAGTCCTTGATTAACAATATTCGCACCATTGTAATAAGAGTCAGATGAAGAACCTGAATATTCTATTACTCCTAAACTATGATTAGTTCCAGTCACTGCTTTTACTTCACAGTACCATTTTCCTTTTTGCATACCTAAAGTTGAAATACTTGATAGCCAAGAAGTAGAATTAGTTATTGTATTATTTCCATTACTAAATGTTAGACCTGAAACATTTGAATATTCAGAATTTAATGTAGCAAAAACATTAGAAGGCGTATCTAAAGTCTGTGTGCCTGTACCATTAACAGTAAAATCATTACCATTGCCTGATGAATCTGTGCCTAAAGAACCAGCGTTAGCAAATTTTAAAAAGCAACCATTAGTTCCATAAGTTACTGATGGTGCAGTTTTAGGTTTCCAAACATTCTGTGCGTCATATTCGCCAAAGGTAGATGCGTCATAAGCATAACCATCTGTGTAATGATAATGTGTTATTAATCCTGTCCAAAAGAAAGTAGAAGCATCATAAGTTCCAATATAATGAGTTGAGTTTGTTGGAAAGTTTAAATTTTGTGTTGGATAGGTTTCTGCGCTAAAAGATGTTACTTGTGCTCCATTAATATAAATTTTAACTCTATCACTTGCTGTTGCTTGTGTTGTATCTACTTTTACAACAACGTGATACCAACCATTAATATCTCTAAATTTTTGAGATGTTTCTAAATCTACACTTGTAACACCTGAATTAATTCCGTAAAAATAAAAATCTTGATTATCTACAAATATAATACCAACTCTATTATTTGAATCTGAATAAAAATTATTTAAATAATTATTATATCCGCTTACAGGATTTCCAATTTTAAACCAACAACTTATTGTAAAAATTTGTTGATTTGAACTTGATTGCGATTTGCTTAAATATGTACTAGCCATTATTACTCCTAATTAAATTGCATTCCTTCTGTTATACCTACTGTAACAGTAATTGAAAAAGCTCTATCTGCTGTTTGTGCTTCAGCGTCCGTAGCTCTTATTGTAAAGTTATACGTTGTCTCTGCTGTAGCTCCTGATTCAGTACCAGTGATTGCTCCAGTAGAACTATTTAAACTTAATCCACCAGGTAAAGCTCCAGATACAATAGAGTATGCTATTGTACTATCAGATGTAGCAGATACTGTAAAGCTTGCTGTGCCGCCTGCAGCTAAAGAACCTAAACTTCCAGCTGCTGTATTCCATGTCGGTGCATCAGAAACAGTTAATAAAGCTGTCGTAGATCTAACCGCTAAACCGTCATTGTTTTCAACTCTTAAATAATATGTTCCATCAGTTGTTAAAGTAAACGTAGCACTGATTGAAGATGAACTTGTATATGAAACTGAATCTGCTTGCGTAATTGCACCCGTTGAAGAATTGATTGCATCAACAAAAGGTACGGATTGAAAATTGGTTCCTGAAATTTGGACCGCTGTTTGTGTGTTGTCAATCGTTGAAGGATTGATAGAAGTAATCGTAGGATTTTGTAAAGCTGTAACGGATTGACCACCTACTGTTAATGTAGTTGCAGCAACAGTATTTGCAGAAATGTTTCCTGCAGTAGAAATAGTGTCTCCTGAATCACCAATAGTGAACGTGGTTCCTGTTCTAGGAGATATTTTATTTACTTTTACTTCTGACATAGCGCCTTATTTTAATTTATAAATATAATATAAGCAAGTGAGTATGTGGTGTGGTGTAATACTCACTTGCGTAATGTTTTATACCATTTTTATCATAATATCAACTATGTTAAATTATTAGTTAAAATAGCTAATTTATTGTTTAGAAGTAATATTTTTTAACACTTCTTTATTAATTGAATTAAAATCAAAATTAAAAGATATAATGGTTTTTGTATTATTTGATTTTTGTATGTTTGCTCTATGAATTACTGAACTTGGAAATAAAATAATATCTCCCTCTTTTACATTGAAAGAATCTACATTAATTATTTCATTTTGATTAAATGGAGAAACAAGTTGTGTATTTGCAGAATCTTTATTGTAATCAACATAATAAACTCCAGTATAATTATATCCGTGAATATGCCACCCGTGAGTGTCATTTTTTTTATATTGCTGAAACCATAAATCATATAAAGTTATTTTGCCATAACCTAAATAATCAGCACAATTATTAAAGTGTTCCATTAAATCATCTATAATTAATTTAACCCACTCTCTATTTTCATCTTTTGAATGTTGCCAATCATAATTTGAAATACTGTCAGAGTAGTAATTATCAATTTGTTTGATGTTTTCTTTATGTTTAGAAAAAAGTTTTAAAAGTTTGTCTTTATAAAATGTATGTTTTTTAAATTTGCTTATTAAGCATACATTTTTAATTTCAATTTTTTTCATAAATAGTTTTAAACTATTATTTAAATTGATTTCCTGTTACCCACGTTACTAAAGAGTTTCTTTCTCCTTTGGTTACTGGCATTACTTCGTGTAAAACATAAGATGGAAACATTATTAAAGTTCCTTGTTTCTTATCCATAACTTTTCCCTCATCTTGTTCATAAAGGTTAAGTTCTCCACCCTCATAATCTTTTGGGTCAGTTAATTGTATTGATATAGATAATTTTCTAGCAACTGTATTAATTGCTCTATCTAAATGTTTTCCGTATTTATCTGATGGTGCTTTGTAATTAGTAAATTGAAAACCCTCTACTATTCCAAAAATATCAAATTGAAAAAATCTATCATTTAAGTTTAAAATGACATCAGTTACTCTACGAAACACCCAATCCATATCATCACAAGGATATAACCAAGTTATTTGGCTTTTTCTTATATTTTCTACTTTGCCACTAGTTTCGCCTTTAACAAGACCTTTTTTCTTTCCAATTTTAATTATTTTTTCACATTCTTCTTTTGTAAAAAGATCATTCCAATAAGAATAAAAATTAACTTTATCTAATTTAAAAGTCCAAGATGAATTTTCAAATTTTTGTTTTTTAGGAAGTTTTATTACTTCTGACATTAAATATTAGAAATTAAATCCCAAGTTTGATTTGCTTCGTTCCATTTATATCTTTGATTATCATTAGGATATGCAATAGGTGCTTCCCAAAGACAAGTATCTTCATTTAATGTCCAGCTATCATAAGGTCTAGGTGCTATAAAAGCATCTCTTGTTTGATCATAACTATAGCCAATACCAGCATAATTTTTTCTAAAAGGTGTACCACCTAATCTATGAATTCCACCTCTAGTATTATAAGATGTCATTTTCCAAACATCTCTTGATTTGTAAAGATTGTTTAAAAAATCCATACCAGCTTGTTCTGTTGTAGCAATATCATTTGCAACAACTTCAACTTTTTCAACTATGTTTCCTTTTCCTAATTTTGCAAAATGAGCCATAAATTATCCTGTGTAACTTCCTGATGAATTAAAAACTAAAATTGTATCACTTCCATCTGTACTTACTGTTGGAGAACCACTTGTTGTTCCTGAATAATCTGCTGTTGCCATACGAAGAATAACAACTCCTGAACCGCCATTATCTCCATAATTGTTTGGAGAACCTCCACCACCTGAACCGCCACCGCCACCACCGCCTGTGTTAGCTGTTCCAGCAAGAGATTCATAACCCTCTCCGCCTCCTCGACCTCCGCCACCGTCTCCACCATTAGAATAAGCACTTGGCCAGCCAGGAGGAAAATCAAATTCTCCACCTCCACCGCCACCTCTTGTAACAGCAGAACCAGTTATTGAAGATGATAAACCATCTCCACCTTGTGTAATTCCATCTGTGTTTCCAGCTTCTCCAGCACCTCCACCGCCACCACACCAATTATCTGATGGGTGTGGTGTCCCAGCACCATCTCCTCCAGCAAAACCTTGATTAGCAGTTCCAGCACCACCAGTTCCACCAGTTGTACTTTGGATTCTTCCACCACCACCTGAACCTCCTGAAAAACCATTATTAGTGGCTGGACTACTAGCACCAGCAGCACCACCGCCTCCTAAAGATGTAATTGTTGTTATGTCTGAACCTGATATAATTGAATCTGAACCATTAGCACCAGTGCCTGGGCTTATACTAGTAGCACCAGCACCACCAGCACCTACTGTAACTGTATAAACTGTTCCAGCAGTAAAGCCTAAAGAAGCTTCAGAAGAACCTCCACCACCTGAACTTTCAGTAGAGTATGAATTTCTATATCCACCAGCACCTCCTCCACCACCTCTATCAAAACCTCCTCCGCCTCCACCAGCAATAACTAAAAAATCTACTGAATATGCTTGTGGAACTTCATTTGTTACATCATCATCTGATACAGGAATCCATCCCTGTGTAGCTCCAGAATATACTATATTAACTGTTTGACCATCAGTATCATAAACAGGATTTGGAGAACTGTAACCTTGAAAGTTTAAAGAATTTTGATCTATTGTGACATTGTTTGTATTCCAAGTTCTAGCATAATCGACAAATATAATTTGATCTCCTGCACTTGCTGACGCAGGTAATGTTACAGTACATGCATTAGAAGTAGTATCAATCCAATAACCATTTCCTGCTACTGCTGATAAAGTTGTACCAGTTACGATTGTAGATTGCCAAGATATACCAGTTTCAATAGTAGTTGACCCACCTAAAGATACAGATGAACCATTAATTGTAATAGCTGAATTTGCTAATTTAGCATTTGTAACTGAACCATCTGGTAAAGTTACAGTTGAATTTGATGTATCTAAAGTTACACCTGCAGGTACTGTTACCGTATCTCCAGATTCACCAAGATTTATATTAGTGCCTGATTGTGGGACTATATTATCTACTTCAATTTTACTCATTATATAATTACCAATGTTCCTGTTACTGTTTGTGTTCCTGTAATTGTTACAGGTCCTGCTAATACTCCAGAGTCTACTGTTTGATCATCTGAAATAGTTTGACTATGTGTATTAACAAAAGTTTGTGCTGTCATGCCTGCAGAAGGTGTTCTTGTTGCAGGTAAAGTACAAAATACTGTTTTAGTACCAGCTGTAAAATCTACAGCTGCATCAGAATTAGAAGAAGAAATGATTGTGTCTCTTGATATCGTATCTGGAGAACCAGACGTAACTGTGCCTATGCCAACTTCCCATTCGCTAGTACCATCATGTGATATTGCGTAGTAAGTTAGATTAGTATTACCTACACCAGATACAAAACTTTCAAAGCCAGTTTCGGCACCAGCAAGTGAAAATGTTCCTGTTCCAGTAGTAGTGCTAGTTTCTTTAACTCTATCGTTAAGTACAAAAGCCATTACTGTTTCCTTCTATAATCTTATGCGTCGCCAAGTCTAATGATCGCATTAGATGAATCAGCAGTTGGGAATTGAATAACGAAATCTCCGTTAGTCGCTGTCTTTGTTCCGCCGAAATCTAAAACTAATACTGCTTCATTAGAAGTGCCTTTATAAATCAGAGCGCCTACTGATGATAATGTTACAGATGAGAAAGTCAAATCTGCAAAATCAACATAAGCTATGTTACTTGATATCGCTACGCCATTATTAGTTAAAGTATTTCCACCAGCTGTATAGTTTGTACCAGACGAAGAAACTTCGTTAGTAGTTGTATAAGCAGTTGTAGAAGTACTGAAACCACCTAATGATGTGTAAAGCGCTAATTTGAAAGTTGATCCACCAGAATCAAAATCAAACACGCCACCAAGTAAGTCTGTTTTAAAAGAGTCAGGTACTATGTTAGCCATTTATTTTTATCTCCTTAGTATTTTGATGGTGATTCAGATTTGAGAGGAGTACGAATAGCCCCATCTTGCCATTCATCTCTGCGTCTTCTACCTTGTTGCTCAATAGAGTACGATTGTAAAGCTCTTTGATAAGATCCTTCATAGTATTGTAACATATCTGCAGGACCTTTCAAGTATCCATATGCTTCTACCAGAGTTCCATATAAAAGTAAATCCTGATATTTATTAGAAGTATAAGTCCCTTGAGTATTTCCAGGCGAAGCTGTGATTGAATCTGGTTGTTTAGTATAAGCTAATGTAATTTTATAAGTACTATCAGGAGTTGGAGCTACGACCCAGTAATTAGCATCCCAATTTCCATAGTATTTAGGTAAACCTGATTGAGTTCCAGGTGTATTATAATATTCAGCCATAAAACTTGTATCTCTCTTTTCTAAAAATATTTGATCTCCTGAAGCATCAGTTAATTGAACGAATCTAATAAATCTTAAATCTGAAGGAATCGTTACATATCTATTTCCAGCTTGAAGATTAGATGTTGCATAAAATCTATTATCATCAGAATCAGAATCTCTGTAAATTCTGTTTTCTGCATTTTTAATCATAGTATTTAAAATAGAATCACTTAAAACAGAACTATCTACTTCTGTGTAATTTCTAACATCGTCTTGTAAATTTGTAAGTGTGTATGCCATTATGGTGTTAACGTTACAGGTCCTGCTGTAACTGTTTGTCCTCCTGCTAATTCTGTTACTGTAGGTGTTGAACCTAAAGCAAAAGTATAATTATTTGTTCCTGTAACTGTTATACTAAATCCTGAACTATTTTCAAATACTGTATAAGCTAATCCACCTGGGCTGCCATCTACATTTCTAAATACAACAACATCATCTGTTGATCTACCATGCGATGGTTCTGTTACTGTTATGGTCCCTGATCCCGAAGTAATGTTAAAAGGATTAGAGGGTAATAAATTTGGTACCGCTGGTTCTGTTCTATCTGGTTTAGCTATAGGTAAACCTTGTGGATCAGCATTGTGTGGTTTTGGTTCTAATTGTGGTTGCTTAGGTTCAAATTCAGAAATATGAACTTTTGATCCATTCCATTCTGTAACCATTTCTTTATATGGAAATGCCATACCAGAACGGTCTGAAATAAATTGTGCATATTTTCCTTTTGATAAATTAGACATTTGGATAATAAGTTTTTGGTGTTATGTAAGAACTTGAAGAAGAACCATCTTCTTGTAAAGCTCTTGTTAATTCATCTTCATATAATAATTTTAATGTTTGAATTCTTTCAGGTGCAAATTTAACTGCAAGATAATATGATAAACCTGCTAACATGCAAGGTACAAATCTATAAGGTACATCTGCATCATTAGTATAGTCTCCTGCATCTTGAATTCTTTTTGCATAATAGTAATTAATATAATTACCTGCTTCAGTTGAACCTGGAGTTAAGTATAAAGTAATAGTTACTTTATCTATAAATCTTTGAACAAAATATTGTGAAGGTGTTCCTGTAGAAGTTTTATTTGATAATGCTTGATAATCAGATCTACTAATTTTAGTTAAAGGAGTATCAACATTAGAAACTCTGTAGCTGGCTTCAAGAATATCATCTACACCATAAACAGCTGTTGAATCAGATGTTCCATCTGACGTTGATCTGTACATAGTATAAGTTGCTTGACCACTAACTAATGTGATGTTGTTATTTGCAACTTCCCAATAATGTAAACCTCTATTAGCCCATTCTTGAAACATTATGTTTAAAGAACGTCTAGCACCTTTTAATTGATATCCTGATACGCCTTGAATACCAATTCTTTCATAAGATTCTTCTATAATATCTGAAATAGAAAAACCTTTTTCAAAGGTTGTTGTTCCCGAGGTAGTATTAGCCATCTAACCTCCTATTTGTCTAACAATATTGTCGCTGCTGTTAAACCTGACATTGCAGAAACTGTCATTCCATTAACAAATAAAATTCCATCTTCTGGAATGTTAAAAGAAAAAACATCTCCTGCTGGGCAATCACCAATAAATTGAGTTACTGAATTGCCATCTTGTAAA